CAGAAATTTACTAGGAGGAAGCTATGAACGAACATAAAGTATACGTATCCTTACAAGATGGATACATCACATCTATTAATTCAGATATTTTCTTATCACAAGAAGAAATGTCAATTATGACAGAAATTGACCAAGGGAAAGGCGATAAATACGCTCATGCTCAAGGTCAATATCTAGAAAAAGAATTAGTAGACGAACATGGAAGATATAACTACAAATATGTAGAAGGCAAAGTGATTGAGGTTGCAGAAGGAGACAAACCTACAATTGAAGAACCAAAATCAGTGCCTACTGAGCAAGATAAGATTAATGCACAATTAATGTTACAAATTGCACAATTAAAAGCTCAATTGAATGGGGTGAAGTAGTATGAGTTATGAATTAATCAAATCGTATTATGAATTAGGTTTATTTACAAATAATGATTTAGAAATTTTTGCTTCTATTGGATGGATTAGTGTAGAACAAAAAAATTCTATCGTTAATAAATAGGTGATGTTTTTATGAGTGGAGAATATCTTAGTGTTATTATTTCTGCATGCATGCTTGTAATTGCATTTATTACGTATAATCGTGGCACACGTAAGATGGATGGAGAGCAAATATCCAACATGGCATTTTTGAAGAATGAATTAGAACATATTAAATCAGATTTAAGTGATATTAAAGATTCAATTTCAGAAATTAAAAAAGGAAGCAATTCAATGGAAGTGGAGCTTTCTCAAATAAAAGAACAAATAACTACTTTGTTTAAACGTGTAGAAGCGTTGGAGGATCGTAATAAAAATGGATATTAAAGATGCAAACAAGAAACTTCAAAATGTAGAAGAAAAAGTAGATAACATTTATGGTTTTTGCTCAAAATTAATTGATAGAAACTATAAAACAAGTAGAACGATTATTACAGTATTGGTTTTAGTGATTATTGTTCTTTATTCTACTATTATTTGTTGTGGTTATTGGAAAGATGATCATGTGAATAATTGTTCTTGCGAAGCTAATTCAAACCAACGAATTTAATTAAGGCGGTGGTTTATATTAACAAAGCTAACAGATTAAAAGAGATACGTCCTAATGATGCATTAATACTTATCAAATCTGTTGGATTAAGAAAGAAATATGAACAGATTTTGATTATGAGATATGTATATGATATGTCATGTACCGAAATTGCAGATGCATTACATATGGAAGTACAAACCATAAGGAACAGAGTATGCAAAGCAAGAAAAATGTTCGATAAATATGTGAGCAATCTATAATGGTTGCTCATTTTATTTTGGGTATTTTATGAGTATTATTCGAGTATTAAATTATTTGTTGCGTAACCATATAATTAAAGCGTAATAAAGAGGTGGTTGAAATGTATAACAATTATAATCCAGCACAAGCACGAATTGACAGTTTGATGCAGCAAAGACAAATGATAGATCAACAAATTCAGCAAGTACAACAGTATGCAAATATTCCACCTATCAATATTAATAATCAGATTACACCACAACAACAAGGTAATTTTGATTTTAATGGAAAATGGGTGAACGATGAGCAGGAAGCTAGAAACTTTGCGAATGCAAATTTACCAACGATTTTATTTGATAACAATAAATCTATTTTTTATATGAAATCTTTAGATGGAACATTTAAAAAATTTAAATTTGAAGAAATCACGGAAGATACTTCTAACAGTATCGAAAATCGTGTAAATGGAATCGAAAAGAAATTAGATGATTTGATATGTGCATTAAGCAAACCACCAAAACAAGCTAATGAGCAACCAAAGAAAGGAGCACAAACAAAATGAATCCTTTAAAAAGTATTATGGGTAATATGAATCCAATGAATATGATGAATATGGGAAATCCCCAACAAATGTTAATGAATATGCTATCACAGAAAAATCCACAAGCATTTCAACAATTTCAAATGCTTATGAACAGTGGTCAAAATCCACAAATGATTTTAAATCAGATGATGGGTAATTTAAATCCACAACAAAAGCAACAACTTCAACAAATGGCAAAACAATTTGGAATCAGGTAACAACGGATAAACCGTTATTATAGAAAGAAAGGAGAACATATATGATGGAAAATGGAATGGGAATTCAACCAACTTACAACTTAGCTGAAAGAGATGACGGCTTTGGAAACGGCGGAGGTTGGTGGATTTGGATCTTGCTAATCTTCGTGTTATTTGGATATGGAGGATATGGCAACGGAAACCTAACAAATGATTCTTTATTAAATGAAGAATTCATTAAACGAGACATTTTTAACACAAACACAAATGTATCTCAAACAGGTTGTCAAACTCAACGTGATGTATTAGAAAGTCGCTATACTAATCAGTTAGGACTTCAAAACTTGCAAGCTCAGCAACAAGAATGCTGCTGCAACACTCAACGAGCAATTGACAATGTAAATGCTCAAAGTTTCAAAAATACTTGTGACATTACAACAGCAATTCATTCAGAAGGTGAAGCAACACGTGCGTTGATCAATGCAAACACTATGCAAGAATTACGTGATCGTTTAGCTGATCGTGATCGTGATTTATTGACGGCTAATTTCCAATTAAGTCAACAGGCACAATCAGCAAACATCATTAATACTTTGCAACCAACACCAAAACCAGCTTACATTACATGTTCACCATATTACGCTTATAACAACGGATGTGGATGTAATGGCTACAACAACTTATAATCTAGCACATATGTGATTAGGCAATTGCCTTTGGATTTAACGGGATAGTCGAAAGGCTATCCCTATTTTAATAGGAGGACAAAAAAATGATTAATAGTATTGCTACGGCTGTTCAGACAGTCGATAATTCAAATAATGTATTGTTTCCTACAGATCGTGTAAGAAGTAAATCCTGCCAGTGTCCATGTAAAGGTTGGCTTGCTCATGATCTAGGAAGTGGATTGTTTACACTAACAAAGCCAGGTATCTATGAAGTAACTTATACTGCGGATATTACGAGTGCAGCGGCAGGACAAGCTTCTTTAGTGCTTGAACTAAACGGAGAAGCAATTGGTGGAACACAATCTATTTATACTGTTGCAACTGCAAGTGCGTATGGAAATGTAAGTGGAGACACTCTAATTCAAGTTCCATGTGGCGCATCTTATACAATTGCATTAGCAAATGACAGTGGTTTAGATCTATCTGTTCAAAATGCAAACATTATCATTAAAAAGATTGCGTAGGTGAAATATATGCATAAAGCAATGGAAGTTAATGAGAAGATAATGCATGAGTCAGTAAACATGTTAGAGAAATATGGATATGCAGAATCTTATTTCCATGCATTATCTCAAGCTTTAGATAATATCAAAGACATTGAAACTATAGAAGCAATGAGAAACAAATATCAAATTGAGATAGGAAAAGATGGAGTTTCAACTGTAGCTCGATTAAAAGAAGATAATGATGGATATAATATTCATGATCCAGAAACAGAAGATATTGTTTATAAGCTTGCAGAACATTTGAAAAAATATAAAGCGTTCAAAGAAGAATATGAGCGTACAAAAGGTGATATGGACTTAGAAAAGTCTCATCGTGAATTGGATAAGACAATGAAATGTATGCAACAAATCGTAACTATGATTCATGGATGCGTTGATTCAGATGAAGAAAAAACAATGATTAAGACACATATTCGAGACATGTTTAATATGTATCAATAAGGCCGTTAAATACGGTCTTTTATTTTGTACAGTGTACAAACGATTTAAATACTATTATTAGGATAGGAGGTATTTGTAAATGAAAAAATATAGTAAAGAATGGTGGATTCAATATGGCTATTATGCAAGTATCAGAGCATTAAAGACAATTGCTCAAACTGCTGTTGGTGTTATTGGAGCATCTGCATTATTGGAAGCCGTTGATTGGCGAGTTGTAATTTCGTCAGCGGTTTTGTCAGGCATCGTCTCGTTGCTGACTAGTATTGGCGGATTGCCTGAAATTAGTGTACCGGAGGAATAATAATGAATGATGAAGAAAAAGTAGTAGATTATGAGAATCTATCAGAAGAAGCAAAAGAAGAATTAAGCAATGGCAAGGAAGAAGGTGTAGATGAAGAATGTCGTATTCCGGATTAGCAACATATTGTAACAGAACATCACAACATTATGATGGTCGTTTTGGATATAAGGTTTGTAAAATCACTCCACACTACATGGCTGCGGCATGGAGTGGTAAACAATGTGCAGATTATTTTGCACGAAATACTCGTCAAGCATCTTCCAATTATTGTATTGGAATTAATGGAGACATTGCATGCAGTGTTGATGAAGAAAATGCTGCATGGACAAGTTCAAATTGGTTGAATGATTCTCAATCAATTACAATTGAATGTGGAAACATTAATAACGCAACTGGAGAAATGACGCAAGCTACTTGGGATAGCTTGGTGAATCTATGTGTAGATATTTGTAAACGATATGGATTTAGATTGAACTATACAGGAAATTCTAGCGGATCATTGACTATGCACAAAATGTTTGCGGCTACATCATGCCCTGGAGCATGGTTGGAAGCACGTATGCCACAATTGGCTAATGAAGTAAATGCAAAATTAGATGGAAAGGTTGAAACACCAAAACCTACAACTCCAAGTGGAGAAAAATATTCAGTTAATTTACCTATCTGTACAAACACATTGAGTGTGAATTGCTACGGAACTTCTACAGTTAAAAAAGGTGATTGGTCAGGTGTCATTGGTAGAGTAATTAAAGGAACAAAATATCCATATCGTGTTGATCGTAATGGAGTAGCGATTGGATGGACTAATGATGCTGGTATTGATACAGACCCTCATGTGCCAGTTGGCGCCACACAGTCTAGCGCAGAAGCTATCGACCAAATTTTGCATGAAGGTAGCTATGTTACATCTGTACATATGAAAATTGGTAATCAAGGCTTGAAAAAGATTGGTGATGATTTATGTTGTTACTTATCTCAATTAGGCGGTTGGTTTCCAATTCGATTGGTCGACAAAGTGCCAAACTCAGACGGATATAATGACAATGTGTTGCATACCACAAATGCAGTAGTCTATGTATCTAGAATCAGAGTCGATGCAGTGAATGTTCAAAAGAATATTGTCAAGATTGGTGGCGTTTGGGTTGACCCAACACCATTAACAGAAATTGAATAAAATAAAAAAATATAAAAAATTGTTTGACATAATATAGTTTATACTGTATTATTTTTCTTGCGTGAAGCAGTGAGGTACATTTTGGGGTACAAAACAACAAAGTGCTATCAAAACACGTAGATAACGATGTAAATAACATCAAATATCAATAGATATGAGGTATTTATATAATCCCCTCATCTGCTCCATTGAAATTTAAGCCTTTATTTAAAGGCTTTTTTATTTGTCTTGGGGTACTTTGGGGTATAATTTGATATTAAAATATTGAATTATACCCTTTTTTTGCATATTATGGACATATAAGAGGGCACAAAAAATGGCAGTTGAATTAGATAAGAAGACAGGAAAATATATGTTTGCCGGGAAAATATACAAAGATGGTAAATGTATAAAGAGATATCGTAAGCGTGGTTTTGATTCTAAATGGGAAGCACAAAAAGCTGAGGTTGAATTCAGGAAAGATTTCTTTATGCTTCCATCCGACATGAATTTTGACAGACTATATAAAGCTTTTAAAGAATATAATAAAAAGTATGTAAAAGAATCAACACTAAAATCTGATGAATATTTGTACAATGTTCTTTCTAAGGAAATGAAAGATATTGATTTTTTAGATAAAAGGCAAATGCAAAACTTGATCAACAAATTTGATGAGAAATATTCAAAGGCATATGTATCTAGAATATATTTCTTTTTAAATAAGCTATATAAATTTGGCGTTACTTCTGAATACATTCCAACCAATCCAATGACATATGTAAAACGTGATCTTAGATTGAATGAAAGAAAAGAAGAAATGACAATATGGCAGCAATATGATTTTGATTTGTTTATTGAAGAAGTAGATGAACAAATGATGAAATGCTTTTATTCTGTTTTATTCTATATGGGATTACGAAAAGGCGAAGCAATGGCCCTACAATGGAAGGACATTGATTTTAGGAAGCAAACTATAGACATCAACAAAACATATAGATACAAAGAGAAAGACCCTAATAAATGGCTTACACCGCCAAAAACAAACAATAGCTATAGAACTATCACAATGCCTAATACATTGTCTAAAATGCTTCGAGAATGGTTTTTAGAATGTTCTAAATGGGATGATTTCACAAAAGATAAATTTGTGTTTGGATATTATAAACCAATATCACCTCAGACAGTACAAAGAAGATTTGATGATGCATACAATAAGGCAAAAGAAAAAGATGATGGATTGCCTAAAATAAGAATTCATGATTTTAGACATTCACACGCATCATTTCTAATTAATAACATGGCAGGAGCTGGATTCTCAGATTTTGACATAGCCAAACGCTTAGGAGATACAGTTGAAACATTGCATAGTACATATGCACACTGGTTTGATACAAAAGACAAGAGTATTGTAGATATGATGAATAAGTTGTTATAAATAGACATGAATAATGTCGATATTAAAATTAATATAGAGGTGCACGAGGAAATGAAAGAAGAAGAAATCAGAAAATTATTAGATGGACTTAAGAGATTACAAGAAAAACAAATTGAAATTCCAAATCCAGCTGAAAGAAATGAATATGAAGCTTATCTTATAGAAGAATTTAAACATAAATTCAAAATTATTTTGCGTAGAGGTAACAGACAATCTGATAAACTAACATATCTTGCCTTAGATAAAGAAGCAAAATTACCTTTGATGCGATTGGATGTAGTTCCTGATAACCACGCTCATAAAAATCCGGATGGAGAAATTATTTATGGAACTCATCTACATATATTTACCGAACAATACCAAGATAAATATGCAACAAAGTTTGATATCAATAATCCTAACTTGGTAAACTATTGTGTAGAATTTTTAAGAAAATTTAAAGTAATTGAATTAAACAAAAATAGCGTGGTGGAAATGCCTAGATTTTGTTAAAATGTTTTTGTAGGGAGGAATGGTGTTATGGAAAATTTAAAAGACTTTGCAAAGAATTATTTGAATTTTTTAAAATCCAATTTATCTGTAAAAAAAATAGAAACTGCACATGAAATAGTCCTTCCTTTTGAAGATCACATAGGAGATTCAATAGTTTGCTATGTGGATGATAAAAAAGAAAACGGTATGTTTTTGGTTTCCGATGATGGATATATTATAAATAATCTTATCGATACAGGCATGAATATTGGTAAGAAATCCAGCAGAAGAAAAACCATTGAACAAATTTGTATGTTGTCAGGGGTTTCCTTAAGTGATGATAATGAAATGACTGTTTTATCATCTGAAGAGGATTTACCATCTAAAGTGCATCAATTAGCAATGACAATGCTTCAAATTGACGATATGTATTTAACCAATACAGTTCGTACTACATCATATTTCTTGGAAGATGTAACAAACTTTTTTATTAAAAATGATATTTATTTTTCGGATAACGTTTCATTTGTTGGAAGGTCAGGACTAACTCAAAAATTTGATCTATGCTTTCAAAGAAATAAAAATCACAACGAGCGCTTATGCAAGGCAATCAACAATCCTACTAGAGATAGTCTGACTACTACAGTATTTGCGTGGTTGGATATAGAAAAGACTAGAAACGATGCGAAATGCATTGTAATTCTAAACGATGCTCAAACAATAAAAAGCGATATCGTGCAAGGTTTTAAACAATATGGAATAATGACAGTTCCATTCAGTGATCTTGAAAAAGAGAAAGGCTTATTTAGCTAATATAAAAAGAAAAACAGATAGTGTATGCTGCTCAACACCACTATCTGTTTTTCATTCTCTGCTAATCTTTTCTTGAGAAAATAGAAAAAAGCCTAAAATATTTATCATGTACACATGAATAATAACATCACATTTTAAAAATAGTAATGAAAAATGCAAAATATTAATAAATATTTACAAAGCAAAATCGGTTATTAATAATATAGCCAAAATTTCATTAAAAATTCTACCCCCCCCCGAAGAAAATTCGAGACTGGTAATGTAATATATAACCACTTGTACATATTAGTATTATATTTGTACAATTTAATACAAAGCAGGCATTGACATATAAAATTTAAGACTTATATTAGAATAAGGAAAACGTTTTCCTTTTTGTTCATAAAAACTGAATGGAAAGGGATGATCTTATGAAAAGGGATTTATGGATAACAAAATTAATTATCCTAGTAGAAAAACTTAATGTGGATGATTTGCAAATTCTATATAATCATGCACAAAGACTTCTGTTATCATCTAAAAATGAATAACACTAATACATATAGGTATTAGTGCGCAAATTTTAAAAAATAAGTAGAAGATAGGATGAAATCCTAGAATAATTATCGTAAATCGTTTAATATTAAATATGAAAGGGCATGCAAGGTGAATTATGAAAAAGTACTTATCATTAGCATTATCTTTAATGATGGTTATATGTTTAATTGGATGTTCAAACAACAATACATCATCAACAGAAAATAAAGATAATGCTATAAAAAATCAATCGTTGGAAATTGGAGAATCTTACTATGATATTCAAGATAGAGGAGATGGTATATGGGATGTATATTATTCAGTAGAAGTGATTAACCCAAATTCATATGATGCAAACAATTACCAAGGGTTATTTATTGATTGCCAAGATGAAGATGGATATAGCATTAAAGAAGAAGGAATGTATACTGGTTATATATTAGCTAAAAATCATACATATATTTCTTGGTACGTAACCGCAGTGAGTGAAAAACCTGCTAAAGTTAAATTTAGAATAGAAGATATTGAAAACTCAGGTGGATTTTCTGAACCTTTAGCTAAAGGAAAAAAATCAAATGATCTTTTCAAATTAAAAGATACTCGAATTGATGATGTGAAAAATTATGGTTCTAACCCTGAAGGTAAAACACATAAAGAATTAGTTGGATCAATTTGTAGTGACCTGGAGGAATATCCTGAAGGGGTATCGGAAGTAGAAGTTATAGGTGTATTCTATAAAGATAAAAAATTAATTGGTTCAACAGGTAAGTATATTAGCGATTTAGATTATAAAGACAAACAAAATTTTAATATAAGTCCAAACCACGTTGACTTAGACGATGCATCAACTTATGATGATTACAAAATAGTTATAGCGTTTCCATCTGCAAAAATATCAAATGAAGATTCAGAAGATTAAAACAATCCAATAGAATCATAAAACAAAGAGTAACAAGTTATTTCTTGTTACTCTTTTCTTTTTCTCTTCTAGCTATTTCTCTTTCAACAATTGAATTTAAATAATCGGCAACTTGTTGTCTGACTTCTTCGGGTGCTTCCAAATATCCTCGAACAAGTGGTCGCTCTTTTTCAGTTAAGCCATAATCTTCCATGATTTGATCTATCTTTGACTCAGGAATGGAAATAAAAATATCTTCTCCAACACCTTGAGTTAACCATGCATAGTCAACGTTATATACACTACAAATTAATTTTATAGTTTGTTCTGATGGGTTATTTATTCCTTTTTCTATGGCTCTAACGGAAACTTTTGAAATTCCGATTTTTTCACCAAATTTTTCAAGTGTTAAATTTAATTTCTTTCTGACAACATTTATCCGTTGCCCAATTGTTTCTTCCATGAGGTCACCAGCTTTCTATAGCTAAATGTATTATAACAAAAGAAAATGTAGAAGTTAACTAAAATAACAAATTATTGTTTACAAAGTTATTTTAACTAACTATAATATTAATGTAATTAACTTGAAAGGAGGGATGTGATGTCAGCTGATGAAAATGTCAAAGAAACCTTGGAAAAGATAAAAAAGATGGGATACGACATCGAAGAATATGACAAAGGATATATCGCGTGTATTTTAGATCGAAGCAAAATTCAAGATTCAAAAGGAAAGGAGAACGAAGAAAAATGAAAGCATATGTGACTGTTAGAGATGTGATGCTTGTTTTACCTGTAAAGGATACACAGGCTAGAAAGATTTTACATAATCTACGCAGACAAAAAAATAAAAAGGGTGAAATATTTGAAGGATCATATCGAGACACTATGCTTGGAAAGATTCTTGCAGTTCCCACTCCGTTGTTTGTTGAGTATTTTCCTGAGACTAGAAGCGCATTGAATGACATTTGGAAGGAACAAATAAAAAGCACTCTTGGCCAAGAGTGCTAGGGCAGTAGGCCCTTTAATGTACTACACATTCATTATATCACAGTTTCTAAAAGGAGAAATAAAAAAATGAATATTGTTAAAGCTACTAAGTTGGCAAAGAAAAGAAAAATGGGAATGGTACGTAAGAACTCATTCCTAACAACTGTAAATGGCTATTTAGTGCCGTTTGATAATGCTATTTATGGCTATGGTGCTTATATTCCTTTTAAAGGATATATTGTTCGCATGGCAGGAATTACAACAAAAGATATTTTGGCTAAGGATTGGATTTTGGTGAAAAGAATAGATCATCAAGATAGAGCATATTCGATTCATGAAAGGGTAAGGCAAAAAGAAAAGCACTCAAAAGAGTGCTAATACTTATTCTATCACACTGAATACGTAATAAATGAAGTTGTCGGCGTTCATAAAGGAACGGATGTAGCCGTTATCACCTAATTCGTGAAGTGCTTTCTTGACTTGATCTTCAGAATGAGTAGGGAACGCATCTGTGACATCTTCTAAACTGCATAGTTTTTCTTCTCCACGTTTGTTTGCTAGGACAAATTTATGGATTTGAATTGCTAAATCAGACATTTCTTTTCACCTCCAATCACTATTATATAAGGAGATATAAAATGACAAAAGAAAAAGAAGAAAAAGAAAATTGGGTGATTCCCAATTTCGATAATTATGAGATTAATAAGTTAGATGACAAGTATCTCATTAATTTGAAACCTAAGCCAAAGAATTATGTAGTTGCATGTACATTCATTAATATTGCTTTACTTGCATTGAATGTATGCGTATTTTTATCTACTAAGATCTTGGCTACAACAATCATACAGGTAGTTAAGTAATATGACTAAGGATGAGTTACAAACAAAAATTGACGGGTTTATTGAAGAAGAAACAGCGGATGAGAAAAGTAAGAATACCATTCGTAAATACAAGCATGTTGCTACTTTGTTTGTTAACTCATTGCCTGATGGTGAAATAAAAAAGAGCGATATAGTTACTGTTAAAGATAAACTGCTGCATGATTATAAAATCAGTACAGTGAATAATTATATCGTGATTATTAATAAATTTGTTAAGTATAGCGAAATCATTGATTTAGATGATGATTTCAATTTTCTTAAGCTAAAGAAATATTATTCAAAGAACTTATTGAAGAACGTAAGAGTCCAGAAAGATGATTCTTTGGATGATATTCTAGAACCTAATGAATTTCAAAGGCTATTGAAAAAAGCCCGAGAAATCAATCGTATGGACTTATACGAGATCATGAAGGTGTTTGGGTATACGGGCATTCGTTTGAGCGAATTACAGTTTTTTACTGTAGAAGCAGTAACGGATGACAATGTGTATGTTATGAACAAAGGAAAAGGTCGAGGAATCATTCTACGTTCAGACTTGCGCAGAGAGCTTCTAAAATATTGCAAGGACAACAAAATTGAAGAAGGGTGTATATTTACATCTTCTGATAAGAAAAGTCCTGTAAACGCTCGTGTGTTGTCTAGAGATTTAAAGATGATTGCTGGTAAATGCAGAGGGATTAAGCTTGGTAAAGTACATCCTCATGCATTCAGACATTTGTTTGCGATTCAGTATTTGATGCAGAATGGTGAAAATGCGATTACTGAACTAGCTGACATTTTGGGCCATTCTAGTTTAGAAACTACAAGAATCTATGTTCGTACAACAAGGAAAATGAAAAAGCAGAATCTTGAATCATTGAGTTATGCTAAAAGAAAGTAGGTAATATGACAGCAACAACAACAATGGCGGTAATAATTATTATGGCCCTTATTTTAGCGGTTGTTAATTGTTTTGTATGGGATTTTCCAGGAGTGGTTATTTATTGGATCTATGAGATAGTGATTGTATTACTTGTCAGTCTTTTGCTCGTGTAAAGAGATATCGAATTCAATTAGATTGTGGATTAATGGAGATAGCTCTTGAAGCAAATCAAATGCATCTTGGTATTTTTTATCAGTAATTAAATCATTAATACTGATTAAATATTCAGTGATTTGATTATCTGAAATAGATAAAGCTTTTAAAAAATATGTTTTATATTGTTGCTCGCTTTGTATATTCATTGTTTTAGAAACAATAATGTAAGATGCACATTCAAGATAATTTAAATAAATATCTCTTTTGAAAATTGACAACTGATAATTTCTGTCTTCTAGTATTTCAAATTTACGTATTTTAGTGTTGTATTTGCAGTTTATATAATTTGCAATAGACGGAGAAATAAGTGCTACAAAAGTAATGAGGGCAAGAATATAATTTGGATCAATATTTAACATTTTAGTTACCTCTTTTCGAGGTAATTATACAAGACGGGAGAAACAAATGAAAGAAGCTACTAATGTTAATACAGGTGATGTTATCCAGGTTCAAAATGCATCATATGAGGTTCTACAGGTAGTTCCTGATGCAGTTTATATGTTTGAAGAATATGGAATTACAGCTGCTCTCGTACAAAGAAAAAATGTTTCTTGTATGGGTGCAGCATATCGTTTTTATCAGGTGGATGGAAGGCTTTATAAGCTTGTGATTCTGCCTAAAAGTAATATAAGGAATAGAAAGAGAATAAAGGAAATATCTTTATTTTGAGGATAGTATGAAACATAGTTTTGATGCGGAAATTGCAAATGAATATGGAGTTGAAATAGCTATCATGTTCGATATGTTTTGTTTTTGGATCAGCAAGAACGAAGCAAATAATTACAACTTCCAGGACGGGAAATATTGGACGTTCAATACATATGAAGGATTGCATAAAATGTTCCCTTATTGGAATGTTCAAAAGATAAAAAGAATTTTAAATAAAATGGTTGAACTGGACTTGTTAGTAAAGGGAAACTATAACGAAAATCCATGGAATCATACAACTTGGTATGCGTTTGGAGAAGTAGGAGAAAAACTAAAAAGTGCCTTATCTATCGATTGGTCAAAAGTGACTAATCGAACGGTCGAAAATGGCAATTGTAGAATAGTCAAAAATGACCAATGTACAATGGTCAAAAATGACCAATCTAAGACAGTTATATACACAGTTAGTAACACAGTTAATAAAAGAAATATAAAAGAAAGTTCCGACGACACTGATTTATCAGCATCAGAAACAATCCCTTATGTTGAAATTATTGACTACTTGAATTCTAAATGTTCAAAGCGTTACAAACACAGTAATCGCATTGCTAGAGAGAAGATTCATGCTAGATGGAATGAGGGATTCAGATTAGAAGACTTTAAGCTTGTGATTGATGTTAAAGCTTATGATTGGTTAAACGATACAAAAATGAACAAGTATCTAAGGCCTGACACGTTGTTTGGATCTAAGTTTGAAATTTATCTGAACAGTGTAGCACCTAAACAAAAAACAAATAATTTTGTGATCGCGAAAGGAATGAAGATGTAATGCAGTCAGTTAGTGAAATAATCCAAAAACAAAATGAAGAAAATAAGAAATATCTTAAAAGCAAACATTGCCAAAGTGATTGTGACAAATGCATGGCAGCCGGGGCATGTGGTATTTGGGAAAAGCCAGCTTATTATGACGGGAAATACTTGGTTGCTGCAACAAAGGTGTTCTGTTCAAAAAGAAATGACTGTGAGAAACTATCAAGCTATCGCAGTGAGTGGATTGAGAAGAACAAAAAGAACAGTGGTTTAAAAGATTTGTTGAACAAACGAATCAATAGTTTTAATGCATCTGATCCTTGGCAGGAAGCAATCAAAAAAATGGCAGTGAATTACATCCAGGATTGTAAAAACAATTTTGCAGAACACATGCCTTGCAATTGGTTGATGTTTTTAGGACAGAGCGGATGTGGGAAAACACATCTATGTTCAGGAATCAGTAATTGGTTGCTTGAACAAAATAAACGCGTTCTGTACGTCAGATACATTGAGTTGAGTAATTCTATTAGCAACTTTGATTATTCGCTTCTAGAACGTGCTAAACACGCTCAAATCTTGTATCTAGATGATTTGTTTAAATCTAGTGCAAATAAGTTGGATGATAAAGCAATCTTTGATTTGATTGATTATCGCTATAACAACAACATGCAGACGATCATATCTTGTGAAAGAACAAGCCAGGAAATGATTGATATAAATGAAGCGGTAGTTGGCCGAATTGTTGAAAAGTGCAATGGTTTCTTCTTTGAAATCGAGAAAGAGCCTGGAAAGAATTACAGGTTGAACTGATGGCAAAGAAAAAATATAAAGTTCTTAGAAAAGTAAGAACGAAGGGTGTTGTTTATTTGATGCAAAATCCGGATGATCCATTAGATATCAAGGGTGAGGTAACAGATTTAGAAGTTATGGCAACCCTAAAAATTAAACAATCTACATTTAATAATTATGTTTCGGTACTTGCACCGTTTTATAGAGGTTGTGTTTTGATTGAAAAAGAAACAAAAGATAAGAGATATTTAACAAATGAGCCGGTTTTGATTCTTACCACAGAAAGTGGCAGAAAATATTATGCTTTTCCAGATTGTACAGTGAGATACACAAAAAAAAGAGGTGGCATGAGAACACTGGCGAATTATAAGCATAAAACAAAATGGATGGTAAAGATAAATAAAAAAGAAGTGAATGCAGCAAGGCTTTATGCGAAAGCTTTTATAAAAAGAGATTTAAATTCAGATGATTATGTTCTTGTTTATGGAGATAAGCTTAAGCTAGATGCGATTGAGGTTGTTGACAGAAGCAAATGTGCAAGCATTACAGGTTCTTTAGCTAGTTCAAGGTATGAAAGAAAAAATGTTGGATTATTTAAGCATGGTGTATTGGTTAGATCTTGGCCATCATGCAGAAAAGCTGCTAAAGATTTATTATGCAGTTATCAAACAGTTTTAGACACATGTCATGGAAAAGTGAAAAAGCCAATGTTTGATGTTCGATTTTTATAAGGTAAATATGGCACGAAAAATATACGGAATATACAAGGATGATCTTCCTGTTTGTATTGGAACAGAAGATGAATGTGCATCGTTTTTAGAAACAACAATCAATGGATTTAGATCCATGTGTTCCAAACAGAAAAGAGGAATACAAAAGCGTTCAAGAGAAGGGTTTATAATCGTAAAAATATGTGAAGAATTGGAATTGGAGGAAATAGAATGATTGAATCAAAAGTGATTGAGAAATTCATGGAAGAAAATGGTTTAGAACCATATGATGCATTTGACGTGGATGGTGAGTTAAAAAAATACAATCCATGTTATTTTACTGAAGAATTAGAATTACGATCAATGTACCTTGATTTTAAAGGTGTTGATTACCCACTTTGTACAATTTGGTTACATAGACTATTAACTGGAAAAGATCATGTAAAACATAAAAGAACAAAAGATAAAAAATCTGAAGTTGTTGCCGAAGAGAAAAATATGAAATTAATATGGAAAAAAAATAGATTTGACGGGCAAAAAATAACACGACTTGTATTGACTGATGCCTACAATGAAAACAGAGCAATCGCAACAATTGAAGAGCACCAACTTAACGAGAGTGAGCCAAAATTGTTTTATGTATATTTCACATTGTATTTTGGAGAAACAATAAGCATTGTTCATCCGTTTAAAAGTTTTGAAGTAGCAAAGAGAGCAACTTTGCAATTCATTAAAGAAGAAGCGGTAGAAAGAATGAAAGAATTAACGTATATCATAAATTTTATAGATGAATAAAAGGAGAAACAAATGACAAGTAAAGAATACAATTTAATTAAAGAAATGCTTCAAATGCAGGAAAAGTTAGATGAAGCAATTATGAAAGAATACGGATTAGATGAAATTGATGAAGAGAATTTAAGAATGGCAATCCTTGATGAAGTGGGAGAATTAACTCACGAACTTAAAGCTAACTGGTGTTGGTGGAAGAAAACGCAAGCTCCTGTTGATAAAGAAAAAGTGTTAGGCGAATTAGTTGATATTTGGCATTTCGTGTTAAGTTATCAGAATCATTTTAATTTCGGAGAAGAAGCACGATTAAGTTATTTAAACGAGGAAGAACTATCGAATGGAATGTTAAAACGGTTAAGAACTAAAAAAAGTAATCTGTCTAAAGTATTAACTCGTTTAGTTATTTTTGAAAGTTCAATTATTCCGGTATTAATTGCAATCTCAGAATACTTAGGTTTCACAATTGAGCAAGTATATGAATGTTATTGTTATAAGAACAAAATCAATTATCAACGATTGAAAGAAGGGTATTAAGATGTGGATTAGAAGTCAGGATTTAAGGATTTTAACTGAAACTCACGATTTAGAAGTTGATAGTGCTAATCAAATATGGGGTAGTGGTTCATTACTTGGAGAATATTCTACAGAACGAAAAGCTTTAACAGTTCTAAATGAGATTGAATCGTGGTTTCCATTTCAAGATGACGACATATTCCATATGCCTCCAGATGATAGGGTGGAAGTATGAAGTTAAAAGAATTACTTCCATTGCAAAGTATTTACAAAACTTTTATTTCAGTTCATGCGAAACATTACAAGAATTGGTTGAAAGAGCAACTCCAAAAAAACCATTAGATGTATGTACTCCAGTTGTTAAATGGGGATTATGCCCTGTTTGCAAAGGCGAACTCAATAAACTAGGTGGTAAACCTAATAGAGTATTTAGCAATCAAAAGTATTGTCCTGACTGTGGACAGGCACTAGATTGGAGTGAAGAAGAGTGACAAACAGAAAGTACTTAATAAATCAATTGAGCGACCCTGATTATATCGATGATAGTGGTGCTAGTTATGAATCAACTGTTTATTACAATGTTGCTTGTCCGTATTTTGGCGAAGATAAAAGAGCGTTGTGTAATAAAAACTCTGAACTTCCAACAAGAGAAATGTGTTTTAAATGCAAAGAAAAGTGGCTTAATAGTGAGGTAGATTTATGATAAAAGGAATAAATAGTCTAGGAATCGCAAAATCACATAAATGCCCTAATTGTAAAAGAACGGAAAAATTGAATAACGAAGAAAGATATAATCTTGCTTATTCAATTTTGTGTAACGGTGCTGGTATGTGGGCTTTGTTACACTGCGGTCATTGTGGTTGGGTAGATAAGATTTATCCAACACGAATAAATGGTGTTAAATGCACACATGACGAATGTGAAAAATTATTTTTAGGAATTAAAGAATATGAAAGAAGTGAAGATAAATGACTGCTAGAGAAATGTTTGAAAAGCTAGGGTATAAAAAATGTGCTTTTGGCGATTGTGTTGTTTATAAAAAAGGAAGTATTATGCCTCACGTAATTCAATTTAATTTAGAAGATAAAAATTTTGATTCGTATACGAAATGTGGAATGGCAAATCAAATAAAAAGTTTAACTGCAAATGAGTTACAAGCGGTTCAACAACAGATGAATGAATTGGGGTGGATTTAATGACAACAAAAGAAGAATATGAAAAAGCTATAAAAAAGATTAGAGAAGCGTTTTATTCTTCAATTTGTGACGAATGGGCGTTAGAACAAATTGCGGTAAACTTAGATTTTTTATCATCATTAATTAATGAGCATTTTGAAGAACATCCAGAAACTAATTACGAGCATTACAAAGATGAAATCATAGAAGATTCCGGCTTTACTTTAGCGCTAGTCGGCGGAAAGCTTTGTAAATGCAGTAGTGTTAATTGTAGCAATTGCGGATTTAGTACAGGACATGGATGTAGCGAAAAGATAAAAGAATGGTTAGCTAGCACATATGAAAAAACAACATACAAATTAACACAATGCGAATGCAATTTATTGAATGCATATAAAAATAGTGGAATGCGGCAGTGTATTTCAAATTACGGTACTTTGCTTGAATTGTATAAAAAAGGATATTTTAAAGACATTGGTACAAATATTCCAATTTGTGAAATCTTAGATAATTGTGAGGTGGTTAAAGATGAAAAGTGCTAAGGAGATGTTTGAAGAATTAGGATACAAAAAATGTGATGAATGCATAAGTCCTGTGTATATCAAGAAGAATGACCCATTTACATGGGTAAACTTTTGCACCAATGGAGTTGGAATTTCAACACAACATGGTTTAGGGCACGAATTCTTAGACTGTAAATTGGTAAAAGCGATTAATCAACAGTGTAAGGAATTAGGGTGGATTTAATGAAAACAAAGGAAGAATACTTATTAGCGTTAGATCGAATTGATAATGCGTATAATAATTTTGATAGATCTATTAGTGCAGTAGGAATGTTTATCCAAGATTTCAATTTACTTCTCGGATTAGTAAATGAGCATTTTGAAGATAAACAAGAAACAAATTTCGAACATTATTTTGAATACTTGTCAAAACTAAACATGGGTGATTTTGCTCTAATTGATGGAAGAGTTACGAAGTGCTCGGTCACACAGTGTAGTGAATGTGACTTTAATGGTGATTGTATCGAAGGAAAATTTAGATGGTTAAAGCAGCCATACAAAAAGCTACCATATAAATTGAGCCAGTTTGAATTTGATATAATTCAAACATACCGTGATTGTCATGAAAGTTGTAAAATTTCAGAGTTTAAGCAATTAATAGAGTTAAAAGATAAAGGATATTTCAAATGTATTGATCACGATACAAAGATTCAGGATGTTTTAAAAAATTGTGAGGTTATTCAATGATACGACAAGCAGGATTGATGCTTCCTAGAAAAGAATACAAGGAGCCTTTATACAGGTTAAGACAAAATGAATACTGTATATTGCTGATGTTTGAAGGAAATCTTGGAAATAAGCCAATAAATAGATATGTGTCTTTACTGGAAGTAAAGAAATATGGACTTTTTAGAAATGTTCCGGATAATGTATCAATCAATGAGATTTTAAGAAATTGCGAGGTAATCGACTAATGCGTAAAGCTAGATTATTATATTTAGTTGATAAATACGAAAATGAATTGATTAGCAGTACTAGAAAATACAAAAGTTATTATGTAGGTAAGATTGGAAACGTAATACACAAACAAAATATACGTGGAATTGTTAGCTCAAATGAATATTTATATGACATTGAGTTTAATGATGGTGCTAGATTTTGCGTAGACAGAGAACAGATTGAATTTGTCGGAGAGAATGAGTGATGATTTATTTTATTGCAGGACTCTTTTTCGGTAGCATTGCAGCAATGATGTTGTATTCGATTGTTGTATCTGGAAGAATCAACAATTTAGAATATCAGAATGAAGTGTTAATGCACGAATTGGAACAAAAGAAAAAGGACTTGCGAGCATACAAATGTATGTATCGCGGTTCTTATGAAGACTTTGAGGAGGTACAGTAAATGGAAGGAAATATGATAATAACTATTTTCTGTGTATCATTTACCATTACAAGACTGTTAATAGATTTGATATTATGTGTAAAAGCGAGGATAGACGATGAGCGGTGGAAGTTATAGTTATATATATTCAAGAGTTGAGGAAGAATGCGTTAATAGAATGTACGATTCTCAATTAAATGAAATGATGAAAGATTTAGTTAAAGTGCTGCATGATTTAGAGTGGTGGCAGTCGTGTGACTGTGATGAAAAACGTTATCGTGAATCAGTTACTAAGTTCAAAAAGAAATGGTTTAAACAAACTAAGATTGATGTACAGAAACAAATTGAATCAGAGTTTGAAAGAACAAAGGATGAGTTAATGAAAGAGTTTGATTACTTAAAGGATGATGAATAATGAGTGTGACTGATTTTAGAAAGGAAAAAGATGTTAAAAAAATTCAGAATTAAATATATCAAAGACAATAATATTTGTGTGATGGAAGTTATGGATGAATCAAAAAGCATGGCAATGTATAAGTTCTATATGAAATTTCCATCATGCAGCATTGAGGAAATTGAAGAAATTGCATAGGAGAGAAAATGAGTAAAACGGATTATGAAGAATATGTAGATGTTCAGGTGGATACACTGATTAAAAAACTTGAAATGTTCAAGATCTATGAAAGAAAGTTTAAATCGTTAGATGGAATTTTGAAGGATTTGGAGGTTCGCAAAAAAGAATTTTCAGATCCAAAGTCACCATCATTTGAACAAAGGTTGGATTCAAAGAAAAATAAGGACATTACAAATGATGTTCTTGTAAAGTTTATTTCAAAAGAAAAAGTGCTTGAAGATGACAAGAATCTTATCTTAGGAAAGATGAGAGAAGTTGAAACAATTATTGATCTTATTCCAAATGATGATGTTCGTTTATATATGAAACGTCATTATATCGATGGAGAGTCGTTTGAGAAGCTTTCAGGAGAAAAGTACTGTAGCAGAATGAAAATGTATTACGCAATGAAAAAAGAGCTTAAAAAGCTCGTCATGGGAGATTTAAGCAAATGATTGATATGTTAAAAAGAATAGGTGAATGGATTGGAGATTATATCTGTGAAATAATATTGTTTGGTACGCTTATTACTACAATTGTTTTAATTGTGTTGTGTGCAGCTGTTGTTTCTGATGACTCAAATAATACATCGTCTAATACATCATCACATTGCAGCACTACTTTTATACCTGTATACAATGGAAGAATAACTACTTTAATTCCAATAACAAGGTGTTATTAATTGCATAAAAACGTGGTTGAAAATTTCACAAAGTTTTTATTTTAGAAAAGTGTTACAAAGTAGCCTATTTACTAGGCTTTTAAAAGGTTTGTAGTTAGTCTGATAATATATAGTTATCGGACATAGAAAGAAGTTCAGATGATAAACAAAATTAAATGGTTTTTTAAAAGATTATTCTGTAAGCATGAATTTACTTGGTGTGTAAAGAATGAGATGTTTCATTGTATCAGCGGTGAGACTCAGTATCTTGTGTGTTTGAAATGTGGGAAAGTGAAAGATACAAGATATATTGAATTTGAATAAATGTGTGCTTTATAGGATTGTCAAAGAAAAGAGGAATAAAATGAATAAATTATACAAATTATTAATGGTTGGAATGATTGGCGTTTCCTTATTTGGATGTGCATCTATGGATCGCTTTGGTACTGATGTAAAATCTGATTTGAATGGTGGATTGGATAGAATAATCAATGTGTATACAGCAGATGGAAAAGTTTTAGCAAGCTATGAGGGAAGAATTGATATTGAAGCAAAGGATGGTGGATATGTAAAATTTGACTATGATGGAAAAAGATATATTTATTATAATTGTTATGTAGAAACGATTGCAGATAAATAGGAACGGTATTATGAAAAGTTTTTTATAAAAGTTTTTAGGAGAAAAGAAAATGAAATACAAATTACCAAAGTTTTTATGGGAAAAACATATAAATATAGGTGAGGAGCTTAATAAGCTGTTTATGATCAATAATACACAAAGTTTATTTGTACAATACGGAGATCGTGTTGTATGTGTTTATATGGCAGATGAAAAGTTTTATAGGTGTAATTATGATAAGAATGGTATACTCGTTATTAAACATTATATTTGTGAACCGCAATTCAAAAGTTTATATAGAAAGTTTTTAGATAATGAAATTGATTGCTTAAACTATGAAGACGTAATGAATGGTTGCAATAAGATTTATCTAAAGTCAGATGAAGATTATAAAAAGTTTATGATAACATTAGTTGATGTGTAGAAAGTTTTTTAGGAGTGATGAAATGGATACAAATAAGTTTTCTTACAAAGAAGTTTTTGTAAAGTATGATAATGTACAGATTGGTGTTATTTGTTCTAAGTTTGTTGAAAAAGTTTTTGAATACAATGCGCATGATGATGAAGATGTGCCTGTGAATTATGTTTATTATGTGAAGAAAGAAAAGTTTTCTCAGTTGCTGGAAAAGTTTTTTGACGGTTCGATTCTATGCAAGTATGAAAAAGAATCTCAAAAGTTTTTTCCAACGTCTCAAGAACAACTTGAAAAAGTTTTTTTGATCCTAGATAAATAAGTTTTTCAAAATAAAGTTTTTCAGATATAATGGATGCATGAATGATTATGTAAGTTTTCTATGCACACTATTAAATATAAAGATTCCAAAAGTTTACTTTAAAGAAAATGAAAAGTTTTATGATCTTAAAAATAAGCCAATCAATAAAGAACTTTTTCAAGTGAAAGATACCAGCATATGTACATCATACCCTAAAGAAAATGTAATTTGTGTGAACTTGGATTTATGCAAAGATAGAAGTCTAGTTTATATATATCTAGCTCATGAAATTAGACATTTATATCAATATGCATGTGTATATAAGAAGAATCAAAAAGTATTTTCTATGGATGAAAGAAGCGTTTCTATATGGAAAAATGAACTTGAAAGTTATAAGGATTCAAGCAGCAAACACTATGAGAATCAGGAAATAGAAAAAGATGCAAACTTGTTTGCAAACTTTATTGCGATAGTGATATTTAAAAGAGTTTTGGATATAAAAGAAATGGATCAAAAAGAATACGAGTTTAAAACAAAACTTTTCATGAACTTTTTCGCATCGAATCCAGTCAAAAAAAAGCTGATTCAAAAAGAAATGAGAAGACATTAAAAAAAGGACTTTCACAAGTCCTTTTCAATTTGTTTAAATAGTGCAGCAGTTCCGCGCGGTGCACGTTCAAGCATTTCAACCACATGAACATATTTACCATTTAATGACTTTTTGCCGTCTTTGTAGTATATCCATGATCCTTTTATGATGCCGTATGATTCTTTTTCTATTGCTTTTGGATGTTTTCGAGTTCCGGCCCATTCAATATATTTAAATTTGCATTTTTGAAGTTTTAAAATCTTTTTTTCTTCTTTCTCTTTTTCAAGATCTTTTTTCTTCTTTTCAAGTACCTGGATTATTTCAATTTTTGATAGTTCAATAAAATCAAGATCTAAACTATAGAAATTAGTTTCATTGAAATATGATCCCGTATGATGCCAAGAGCTACAGATTAGAAAAGCTTTTAAAACTTCTTTGCTATAAATTTTTAATTCTTTTTCTTGAAAGTCATTTCTAACATTTAAAACGCATTCTATAATATCGTTTTTAGTCCATTTTGAAAGTGGCTTTTCACCACTTTCATAAGCTTCATAAGCGCGCACGCTCATTTTATTTCCAATATATCCCATATATTTTTACCCCCTAAAATGGAAACTCAAACTCTTCTAACATTTTATTGATTTTTTGTTGTTCTGTTTCTGTAGTTGCTGCTTTCTTCTTTTTTGGTGCAGCTTTTTCTACGATCATTTTCTCGATTTTACCATTATTATACACATAGCTTTCTATAAGCTTGTTTCTATTAAAAACATCTATAGTTTTAAAGCTGGTATTATAAGTTGCTAGCAAGCTTTTTGATCCAGGCTTACAGATCTTAAAAAGATCCTTATTTAAAATATCAACATAGCATTTATAAATTTTGAAATAATAACAGATATCTTTTATTTCTTGGATATCAGGCGCGAAAAGTTCTTTTTTAGCTTCAGTATTGAAATATATTTGAATATCATAGTTGAAAAGCTTGTCAAGATCATGCGCCACGAACAACCTCAAGTCATTTGTTTGAGCTGCTGCATACATACATTTATTATGATCAAATTTAAAACCATGATCTTTTAAAACTTTTTCAGTTGAAGCGCTTGGAGTTCCTAACGCTTCAACGTAAATGTGTGGTTGTTTTCTTTCGTTTGTAACATAATAATTAAAATGGTTTCGTTCACGCTTCCACATTGTCATTTTTTAGCCCTCCTAAAATATCCAATGTATATAATGTGTTTACAAGTAGCCAAAGCTCGCGCGGTTCAAGCATCCAAGCAATGGTATCTAAACCATAGTTAAGATCATATAAACCGTTTAAATGTTTTGTAATTGTGTAAGGCTTGCAGCTAGATCCATTTAGTCGATCTAGTTTTTTTTCTGTAAACTCAATATATTCTTTATTATTCATTTTTAAAACCTCCATTCATTATCTTCAAAAATAGTTATAACAAGTGTATAAAGTTCTTTGCTTACTTGTTTAGAATCAACTAAAAGTTGATCATAATAAACGCGTATAACTTTTTCATTTTCGATATAAGCAAGATCATAAATAAATGATTTAATATGATCCGCAAGACATTCATAAAGAAAATCATATATAACAAAATTACCAGAAATAAGATCATTCATATATGATCTTATTCTTGCATATTTATGCAATAATTTAATTTCTAAAAGTTCCATTGTTTAACCTCCTGCAATTAATAAATAAATGGGAGTATGATATTTAAAAGGCCCAATATTATACCCATGATCAATGTAGATGTGCACGCTGCTAAATATAATTTTAAAAATGCAAGTATGAGCACCTTGAAGGCGCTCATCTTGTCAAGATCTTTGCGGGTTACCATAAACAAATAACTCCGTTTGAAGTTTCAGTATATCCATCATACTCAAGATCACACGCAAACGCTTCATAGTCAAAATATTTTTGTGCAATTTCTGGGAGGTTGTAACATTCTTCAATTAATTCATGCGCTACATCTTCCAACGTCATACCCTGATAAAAAGTATAATTTTCACTTTTTAAGTATTTTAAAGCGTCCTCATAGCTGCATACTTCCAATAAAGCAGTGAATACACTTTCATTATCTTCTAATGCTTCAGCCACTTCGTTAATATCGTCAATACTTGGATATTCACCGAATGCATCATACATATCGAACAATGAACAATAATAATCAGTTATAAACCACTCTTCATACATTGTGTTTTCTTTCACTCCAATGCTTTCAAGTTCATCTTGAAAATCGTCCTCATCGATTGGGAAACTGATCCACTTTCCAACCAATTCACCCTCGTTATATTTTCCTAAATTTGTAATATAAGCTTTCATTTCACACATAATCTTTACCTCCTTACTTTTCAATTATTTTTTTTAAAAGATATGCATTAAATGCTAACGATAGTAATAACGCTATTTTTAGTAGTTCCATATTTTAAAACGTGGTATAATATAAGTACCTAAGTGACTAAAATAAGTCACTTAGATATTTAGCAAGAAGCTTGAGGGCTTCACCGATTAAGAGCGTGTATATAATTTCGAACGTTTTGGATAGGTACGAAATCATGCGCTCTTTTTTTTCGCGCTTTTTTCTATCGCGACGTTTCATCGGTTTGCTACGTTTATACTTTGCCACGTTTGCACCTCCTTTCGTGTGGCTTGTCTCTTAAGACATTTACAATGTACATCATAAATATTACATTGTCAATAATAGAATGTAATATTTTTTATTTACAACGTTGTAGTTTGAATTTACAAAGTAAATATGATAATATACACATAAAGAAAGGACGGCAAAAAATGTTAAAAGAGAAAATAAAAGCGTTGTTCACGATGCGAAACAAAACACAAATAGAATACGCAAAACATATAAACCGTACGCGTCAATCATTAAGTAACACGATTTCAAACGATAGAATGAATTTAGGTGAGTTTATAAAGTTATGCGATTGGATGGGCTTGGAAATAAATATAATTGACAAGACAACAAAAGAAAAAATAATTGAATTAAATATAAATGATATACAAGAAAACAAAGACTAGACACGCAAAATTGAGCGTGTCTTTTTTCTTCTATGTTTACACCTCCTAAACTTATTTTTTTTAGTGCTCATTTTTTCAAAAAGCTTTTATCTTTTCAAACATGCACGCAAGTGCCTATTTAAAAGGCTTTTAAGCGTGTTCGGTTCTAGTCTTATAACATATAGTTAACAGACTAGTAATATATACATGTATGGACGTTGTGAACGTCCTTTTTTTTGTGGGGGTTTGCTTCAGTTCCAGGAAGACAATGGACGTGTTGGAGTGTATGGAGTTGATATATATAATCCAATATATTGGAGTGATGCAAGACTTATTGCATATATAAGAACGTGCGCGTGTGTTCTATTAATGTAGTCATGGCCATGTTATGAAACAACGCTTTCAACAATGCATGTTGAAACATCTTTCAACACAATAACAAATATATAAATGTCATATGACTGAAGCCGTGAACGTGGCGGCGTTGTGATAGCTGCATAGGTTTGATTTTTAACCCTGAAAGCGCCATAGCATGGGTCAGATCAGCATAGACCGCCCCTATCTTTCAAAAAGTTTTTTGCACTTTGGGGAACGGCGTGGGGAGTTCAAAAAAACCGGGTCATGGGTGTGCGACAAGGGGGTAAAATCTGAATTTCTTCATTTTGTACAGTGTACAAAGAAAAACCGTGATATTCTGTAGTCGTGAAGATTGGAAAACATCTTCTAGAACAAACAAGGTAGTTCTTGGATTGTTTCATTTTAGTGCCCGTTGAAAAAGACCTGTGGAAACATGGGTCTTTTTCATATCACTGCATTCAAAGTGTTTACTGTTAGTTTTTGTCGTCCTTTAAATCTGTTAACTGTAGTTATGGTCAAAACTTTGAATGTAGCGATATGAAAAAATATTATGGTTCAGAAGCAACAAAAACAGGTGCTAGAAATTATGCTAGAAAATTTTACTCAAGCAAGGCTTGGGAAAAGAAAAGCAAAGCGTATAGGAAGGCACATCCACTTTGTGAAAGATGTTTGAAAAAAGGTATCTATACCAGGTCGACTTGTGTGCATCACAAAACACACATTGACCAGGACAACTATAGAGATGTACACATTCTATTTGGCGATTCCAATTTGGAAGCGTTGTGTGACTTATGTCATGCTGAAGAACATTCCAAACGTAAACCATCTTTTGAGTTTGATGAAAACGGAATGCTTATAGGATGTGGAAGGGAGGATGATGAATGCAAAAAGGAGCATGGAAAAAAAGAATCAATTCACAACTAGAGAATTTAGGCACATTTTCTCCTGAATATTCGGTTGCGGTTGATTCACTTGCAGATGCCTTGGCCCAATATGATTCAACAATGAAGCAATGGAGAGATTCAAGTAAAGCAAATGGCTACAAATCACTACAGATGGTTGTTGAATATACGAACAAGGGCGGTGCAACGAATTTATCGCGCTCACCATACTACATTATTACCGTTCAATTACGTGATCAGATCATGAAGTACTGCAAAGAACTTGGCTTGTCACCTACTTCACTTTCAAAAACAACAGAAGTATCCGGAAAAAAAGGTGATGAATTGGATGAGTTCATGAGCAGATTTAAATGAAATATCTAGACATTTATAAAGAACGTATTAAATCGGGTGAAGATGTAGTCGGTAAGTGGATAAAGCTTAATCTTCAATATGTTGAAAGAGGTTTAGCAAATGGAGATTTCTTCTATGATGAGAAAAAAGCGGAAATGCATATAGCGTTTATTGAAACGTTTTGTCATCACGTAGAAGGAAAAACAACAAAAGTGAAGCTTGAGCCTTGGCAAAAATACTATATTGCGTGCATATTCGGGCTTGTTGATAAGAATGGAAAAAGGCAGTTTCGTGAAATACCTACGGTTATGGGCCGAAAACAAGGAAAATCATTTCTTTGTGCAGGTATTGAACTTGATGTTGGATTCACTTCTGATGAAGCAGGTATGCAGATATACAATATAGCGCCAAAGTTAAAACAAGCGCAGATCATTTACAATGTTCTGTATCAAATGATGGAACACTCTAAAGCGTTGAGTCAAAGAGTGAAAAAACGTAGAACAGATATCTACATGAAACAGAACAATTGTCGATGGGAGCCAATTGCCTTTGCATCTAAGAAGTCAGATGGATTCAACCCATATTTGACAATCTTTGATGAGTTTGCAGCCTGGGAAGGTGAAGCGGGTATGAAAATGTACAACGTTATGTTGTCGGCAGGTGGTGCAAGACCTGATCCACTTTATATTCCTGTAAGTACCGCAAACTATATTGATGAAGGATTATATGATGAATTATTTGTTCGTGGAACATCTGTTTTACTTGGTACGTCTGATGAAAAACAAATGTTGCCTTTCTTTTATATGATTGATGATATTCAAAAATGGGATGATCCTATTGAATTAAGAAAAGCAATGCCAAACCTTGGAATATCGGTTTCTTATGAATATTTGCAGAATGAAATTTTAAAAGCACATAGCTCACCGACATATAAGGCTGAATTCATAACAAAATATGCGAATATCAAACAGAATTCAACAGAAGCATTATTTAGTGCAGAAGATATTAACAAAGTTAAAGGTGAAGAACTTAGATTTGAAGATTTTGCACATACATATGCAGTTGGTGGAATTGACTTGTCACAAACAACCGATTTAACAGCCGCATCTGTAGTTATACGAATTCAAGAGCAGGACTACATATTTACTCATTTTTGGCTTCCAACATTAAAAATCAAGGAGCTAGAAGAAAGAGACAAAATACCATATACAAGATTTATTCAATTGGGATATTTAAGTCCAAGTGGGGAAAACTTTGTACGGTATGAAGATGTTACGGAATGGTTTGAAATGCTACGCAAGAAATACAAGATTTATTGCGTGGTCGTTGGATATGACCGTTATTCGGCTCAGTATCTTGTGGATGATATGAAGAAATATGGATACAAGATGGATGATGTCATTCAGGGTACTAACCTTACACCGGTTATTAATGAATTTACAGGATACGTAAGAGATGGATTTGTTCATACAGGAACAAATGGATTGTTACAAGCACATATGTCTAGTGTGGCATTAAAGAAAGTTGCGGAGGACAATCGTGTCCGCATGATTAAAACTGATCCAAGAAAACATATTGATGGATATGCATCTGTTATTGATGCATATACAGTAAGACAAAAATGGTGGGATACATTTAAATACCGCCTTGAAAACAAGAAAAGGAAGGTGAATTAGTGGCTAAAAGCAGAAGAAAAAGATTTGGTTTGCTAGGAAGTCTGTTAGGACTAAATAAGCCAGCACCTAAACAAAATCAATTACACTCTATGTTTGCAAGCTTAGGTGGATATTCACCAGTGTATTCATCATATGATGGTGGAATATATGAGATTGGACTATGCAGAGCATGTATCAATCGAATTGCCACGTCATGTGGGAAGGCTTCACCTGAACTGACAAACAAAGACTACAAGGCTAAGATATATAACTATTTGGTTAAGAAAAAGCCAAATCCTTATATGACAGCTAGTCAATTTTACAAAAGATTGGCAACTATCTATTTTGCAGAAAACAATGCTTTCATTATTCCAATTGAAGATGAGTACGGCTATATAAAAGGATTATGGCCCGCAGTACCAAGTCAGTGTCAGTTAAAAGAAATCAATGGTGTAGTTTATATTTATTTTAATTTCATCTATGGCGAAACAAAATTGATTGAATACAGCAAAGTAGGGCATTTAAGACAAATGCAGTATAAAAATGATTACTTTGGTGATACGAATGATGCATTTGATACAACAGCTAAATTGATGCTTGCTCAGGAAGAAGGAGCAATCAATGCGATTAAGTCGAGTTCTATTGTTCGATTCTTGGCTAGAATTTCAACACCGATTGATGATGATGAGGATTACAAGGAACAACAGAACATGATCTTAAGAAATAACCTGAACGAAAATGAAACAGGTGTATTCCTTGTTGATACTCGTTTTGATGAAGTAAAACCAATTGAAAGTAAACCACTATTAGTGGATGCCAAGCAGAAGCAAGCAATTGAAAATAGTGTATACAGCTATTTTGGAATTAGTGAAGCTATTTTACAAAATAAATATAAACCTGATGAATGGAATGCATTTTATGAATCAATTATCGAACCTTTCTTTATTGAAGTTGGAGAAGTGTTGAGTGGAATGTTATATTCCGTAAATCAGATTATGAATGGTAGTGAAATCATTCTAACAAGCGATCGTTTACAGTATGATTCGACACAAACAAAATTGAATGTTGCGACTCAAATGTTTGACCGTGGAATGATTGATACAGATGGGGCATTGAACATTATGAACAAAGCGCCTTTACCAAATGATGAAGGTAAGAAACGTTTTATTCGAGGTGAATACATCCAGGTAACTAAATCAAATCAAGGAGGAATTAGTTACAATGGCGAAACCGAACCACAGCAAAATCCAAATGCGCTCGATCCCGTTCCAGATGAACCCGGTGACGGAAAACAAACGGATTGATACTCAATACTATGTTGAAGGATATGCTACAACATTTGAACCTTATGTTCTTTATCGAGATTATGAAGGTAATGATGTATATGAGTTGATTGAGCGTTCAAGTTTGGACAACGCTGATATGAGTGATATCATCTTCCAATTTGATCATGGAGGAATGGTATATGCACGTACAAGCAATGGTTCACTTATTGTTGAAGTAGATGAACACGGATTGTTTGTTGCAGCAGATTTAGGAAGAACAGAAGCTGCAAAACGTTTGTACGACAGTATTCAGGCAGGAATGGTTACTCAGATGTCATGGCGATACATGGTGGATGAGGAATCATATGATAGAGATAAAAAGATGTGGACAACACGTAAAGTATCAAAAATTTATGATGTTTCGGCAGTCTCAATTCCTGCAAATGATCAAACATCTATTGAAGCAAGGGCAAAGTCTTTAATGGATGAAGACCGGGTTAAAAAAGAAAATGAAAAGAAACGAGAAAGACTGAGTTTGTTGTTGCAGATTAAGGAGGCTATTAATTAATGTTTACAGAGCAACAACTAGCAGCATTCAATGCAATGAATCACGAACAGATTCAAAAAAGATTTAAAGAAATTCAAGATGAGGTCAACAAAAACGATCCTAATACAAACTTGGAAATGTTACAGGCAGAATTTGATATCTTGCAAAAACGTGACAAAGAATTAAAAGGCCAGGTTGCACAACGTAATGCGTTCTTAGACACTATGGCAAAATCTATTGAAGATGAAGATGAAACTTTTATTACACAACAGGAACAAGCTCGTAATAAAGCACATCCACAAATGCCAGAACGTAAAAAAGGAATGGAAGACGATATGGAGTATCGTAGTGCATTCATGGAATTCGTTCAAAAAGGAAAACAGTCAGAAATCTTAAGACAACGTAGCGCAGAAGCAGGTGTGGCATCTGATTTAGGTATTTTAATTCCTGAAACAATTGTTCAGAAAGTAATGACTGAATTAAGTAAATCACGTGGTTACTTATACAATGCAGTATTACATACAAATTTCCGTGGTGGTGTTAAATATCCTATCGGTTCATTCAAAGCTACATTCAAACGTATTACAGAAACAACAGTATCTGATCGTCAAAAAGCAGGTTCTGTTACAGAATTTGTACAATTTGGATATTTGATTGGTGAAATTCGTTTAGCACGTACATTACTACAAACTGTATTAACTGTAAATGCATTTGAAACTAAATTAGCAGAAGTTATTGTAGAAGCTTATTTGGAAGCTATGGATCGTGAAATTTTAACAGGTAACTCTGCAAATAATGAATGTGAAGGTATTTTAACAGAAGCTAATAAAGTAAGTGGAGGACGTATTAAAGCCGATCACATTATTGAATTTACGGAAGCAGAAATGAAAGATTGGAAATCATGGCAAACAAAATTCTTTGCGAAGATTCCATTGTCAATGCGTAAATTAAAACCAGAGTTTGTTATGACTCCTGCTACATATGAAGCAAACATTAAAACGTTGGCCGACGATAATAATCGTCCTGTTTATGCAGAAACATATAATCCTATTGATGGTGCAGAACGTGCAACATTCAAAGCTAGAACAGTTAATTTCGTTGAAAATGATACATTCAAAGATTTTGATGAAGCACAAAACGGTGACTATTTCGGAATGTATTGGGTTGGAAAAGAAGCCTATGCGATCAACTCAAATATGCAGTTTGGTGTGAAGAAGTACTGGGATTATGAAAAGAATGAGGAAGTAACTCAAGCATTGGTTATCAATGATGGTAAAGTATTAGATCCTCAATACATCTTCTTGTTAAAAAAAAAAGTAGCTTAAGCAATGGAGATGTTACAAAAGGTGAAAGCCAAACAGGAACACAATCATTAAATGAGGATGAACCTGTTGTAAATGATGAAGAACCTATTTTATTAGATGATGAGCCTAAGAAAACTACTCGAAAAAGCAGTGCGAAGAAAGCTTAGGTGATAGATAATGGCGTTCAATATTTCTGAAAGCCTTCTAGAACGTGTTAGAACTGCTGCTACAAGAGCAAAATCACGTGCATATGATGATGAAATTAAAACATATATCAATGCATGTTTATATGATTTGGATAGATTAAATATCTTATTTGATGAAGATGATTTAGAAGATGAAATTGTAGTAGCGGTAATAACATATGTAAAGTCAAAATTTGGTACAACGGATGCTTCATATAAAGAATCAATGGCTAAAACATATGAGGATTTACGTCAGATTCTTATGACAGATAAATCCCATAAGAAGGTGACATAGTATGGCATATGAATATACTCGTGAGAATAATCTTTACTACGATGTGGCATATCTGATTGAAAAAGAAAGATATGTGGATGCAGATGGTGTGGAACATGTTAACGAAACGGAGAAGGAAGTATTTTGCCGAGTTGGTGGAATTTATTCAAAAGAATTTAATGAAGCCTATCAGGCAGGCATACAGCTAGCGTATAAGCTTGTTATTCCTACTATTGATTACAATGGTGAGACAACAGTGAAATACAACGACAAAAAGTATGCGGTTTATCGTACATTCCCATCCGGAGATACGATTGAACTATATGTTCAACAGGATGCTGGAGAATGGAAACAGTAAGACAACAGATTGTAGCTAAATTCACTGAACTTTTAGGTGAAGGACAGTTTGTATACGGAAGTTTCAAATCAAAACCCCATACCCCCTATGGGAATTATGCATTGGATTATACAAATAATTACTTTGCAGACAATAGAACGTATTGTAAGATTGGAACTTACATATATAGATTAGTGACTGATCAAAAAGATTTTGAATTAGAAGCTAAAATTGAAGACATGTTTGATGAATTAGAAATACCATACCAAACTATCACAGATGAAGATATAACAACTCAAAAAGTACACTGTACAGAATGGACGGTGACATTAGTTGGCCGTCAATGATGTATATTGCGATATGTCGCAGCTTGGGCTTGAAATCAGAAAGATTATTCAAGAATATAAAGAGCATTCTTTGGAGCAGATTGATAGAGCAGTAGAAGAAACTACAAAAGATTCTAAAGACATTGTTAAAGCTAAGGCCAATGTAGAAGATAGAAACACACGCAGAAAGGGCAAATATAAAAGATCTATAACATATAAGATAGAACGTGAATTAGCTCATACACGCGGTGTTATTTATGCGAGTGGCCATGAATACTCATTAACTCATTTACTAGAAAACGGACATAATTTATGGAATTCTCCTAGACGTACACGTGCATTTAAGCACTGGAAGGATGGAGAAACAAACGCAATCAAGGAACTGCCAAGTTTAATCGAAAAATATTTGAAAGGATAAAAACTATGGCAGAAAAAAACAAAGTACGATTCGGTCTAAAAAATGTACATGTATGTTCTATTACAGAAAGTGCAGAATCAATTACATATGGTACGCCTACTGCATGGAAAGGTGCTAAATCATTAACTCTAGATCCAGAAGGAGAAACAAATACATATTATGCAGATAACACTGCGTATTTCACAACGAATACAAATAATGGATATTCAGGAAGTTTGGAAATGTCTGAAATTCCCGAAGAAATTGATAAAATGATTTTCAATACGGTGATAACTGAAGAAGGTAACTTAGCAGAAGATGCAAACGTATTACCTAACAACGTTGGGCTTATGTTCCAATTTGAAGGTGATGTAAGTGCTACAAAATATCTCTTATATAAGGTTGTATTTGCTCGACCAAATATAGAGGGTGAAACGAAAGAAGAAAGCACTGATCCAAAAACAACATCAATGGATATTACAGTAGTCCCTGTAGAACAAGGTGATCATCAATGGGTAAGGTCAAAATGTCGTAAAGGTGACACAAATTATGAGGGTTTCTTTACAACTGCACCAAAATTACCTACTCCAAAATCTATTGGAAGGAGCCAGGAAGCCGGTACACCAGTAGTTGTACAAAGTGATGATGGAAAGGAAGTGAGCACATTATAAGAGGGGCAACCCCCTCTTTGTGAGGTTATATGGAACAGACATTAAGTATTGATGGTAAAAAATATAATTTATTGTATAAAGGCAAAACAGCCAGTATTTATAGAGATTGTTTCAACAGAGATTTGTTAGTGGATATTCAGGAAGTGCAAATCAAATTTGGTGAAGCTATCGAAAGAAATGTGCGTGAAGGAAACCCTGATCGAGATCCTTATTTCGTTTTATTGCAATCAAACGGATCTTTATTTTTTGAAAGATTAGTTTGGGTATGTATCAAGACGTATGACACATATCATGGAAAAGAAACAAAAGCGTTCCAAGATTTTGTTGATGAAATTGAAGATTATCAAACCTATGTAATGAGCGGAGTTGTTATTCTAGAACAAATTATCAATGCGAATAAAGCAACGGTACAAGATGAATCCGATGAAGTGATTTCAGATGATAAAAAAAAAGAAGCGTAAGCTACACTGATTTAGTATTAGGTGGATTAAATTTAGGATTAAAAATAGATGAAATAGAGGATATGGGCATAGGAAGATTGTTTGATTTGATTATTGCACGTGGAAATATGCAGTCCAAAGTAAATAATTCAAAAAACAAAATTCGCATTCGTAAAGCAATCCAAAGCGACTTTGACAGATTTTAGGAGGTACTAAAATTGTCAGGTTACAGTCAAGTAAGAGGTATCTCCGTAAAAATTGATGGAGATACTACTGGCTTTCAAAAAGCAATTAATAAAATAAAATCCGAAACAGCAGGATTAGATAAAACAATGTCGAAACTGAAATCTTCTATGAAATTCAACGAAGGAGATTTTCAGTCCTTTGCGACATATCAGAACTTGTTACAAGATAAAATCAAAAGCACAACTAAGCAATTGGAAGTCTATAACAAGAAACTGATGAATTATCCAAAGACACAGAAACAGTGGGCAAGTGCTGTTGATGCTGCTTCAAAGTCTATTGATAATTATAATCATACATTTAATTCTTTGAATAAAGAATATGCAGACAACAACAAACAAATAAGTGCATGGAAAGAAGCAATATCAAATGGTACACGTTCGGCGGAACAAGGCGAAAATGCTATCCAAAGATTAGCTTCACGAAATGTCACATTAAAAGAAGCAATGGATGATTGCACCACAGGCATTGCTGAACAAAAGAAAGTGTTGGTTGATTTAGGTAGTACGTATGAAGATTCTCAACGTACATATCTAGGCTTAAAAGCAGGTGCTTTAGGGCTTAAGAATGAATTGGCAGGTATGTCAAAATCATTTATTTCAACGAATGAAACTTTGTTAAGATTGTATGACACGTTAGGAAAAGTAAGCTCAAAATCAGAACAGTTTGCAAACACTGTAAAACCATTGTCTATGCTATCTTTTGCAGGTATTGCAGCCGCTACAAAGACGGCCATTGAATTTGAAGATGCGTGGACAGGTGTTACAAAAACAGTTGATGGAACACCTCAACAGTTGTCTAAAATTGATGATGGATTAAAGAATTTAGCACAGACAACATCTAGTACATATCAAGATATTGCACATTATGCAGAACTTGCAGGACAAATGGGGATCCCTACAGATTCTATTGTTGGATTTACTAAAACTATTACAGAATTGGGTGATACTACAAATCTTGTTGGTGAAGAAGCAGCACAAAGTATTGCCAAATTCTCAAACGTAATGGTTTCACAGTCTAAAAAGACGAATACATATTATTCTCGTTTAGGTTCTACAATCGTAGACTTAGGAAATAAATTTTCTACTACTGAATCGGATATTATGGATATGGCTACTAGATTAGGTGTTGCAGGTAAGATGGTAGGCTTTAACTCTAACCAAGTATTAGGATTATCAACCGCATTATCTTCATTAGGTATTGAAGCCGCTGCTGGTGGTAGTTCTGTCTCTAAAATGTTAAAGACAATTGATCTATCTGTTTCTACAGGAGATAAGAACCTGCAAAAGTTTGCAGAAGTGTCTGGTATGACTTCTCAACAATTTCAAAAGGCTTGGGGAGAAGATGCAGCGGGAACATTCTTAAAGTTTGTAGAAGGTATTGGAAAATCGGCTGATGTTACAAAAACATTGGATGAATTAGGCATTAAGGAAGTACGACAAGCACAGTCAATGGGCGCTTTGGCACAAAGTTCGGAAGTATTGGCTAGTGCATTAAATGTTTCTAAAAATGCCTGGAATGACAATACGGCCATGGCAAACGAAGCAGAAAAGCGTTATGCGACATTGAAATCTCAATTATCTCAAACATGGGAAGCTATTAAACAAGCGGGTAATGAATTAGGTCAGGCATTTACACCTACTTTAACAGATCTATTAAAGATAGTGAAAAAGGCAGCTAACGCATTCTCTAATTTAGATGAAGGAACGCAACAGACAATCTCAAAGATGTTATTGTTGACGGCAGCCGCTTATCCAACCGCAAAAGGTGTAAGTAAAGTAGCTGGTGCAACGCAAAGTGCTGTAAAATTCTTTACTAAAGCACATCCAGGTTTACAAAAGGTAGCTGATGGATTTGGAGATGCTGCAAAAGCGGGAGATTTAGCAAGTACTTCTATCGTTTCGTTGGGAAAAGGTTTTGTGTTAACTCATCCAGCAATCACGGCTGTTACAGTTGCACTTGGTGCTTTCGCAGGTGCTGTTGTTTGGGCCGATAAAAAACGCAAGGAAGCGATGGAAACCGCAAATAAAGAGCTTGCATATAAAGATACAGATTATGCAGTTACATTAAAAGTTATTGATGGTTATGAGCAGTATGCAAAGTCAATGTCTAAAACTAAGACAAGCATGGGTGAAATTGTAACTCAATATATGCAAAACAACAAAACCGCAAGTCATTTGATGAAAACAATTGAAGATCTTAACGCAAAAGAATCTTTAAATGCTACACAAAAGACTATGCTAGCAGAAGCAGTTAGGGAGTTAAATCAACTTTATCCTGATTTGGGAGTAGAGATTGATGAAAATACTGGAAAACTAAATCTTAATGAGGATGCGAACTATAAAAGTATTGATGCAATCAAAGAAAGAATCACTCAGATTCAAGAAGAAGCAAAACAAGAAGCACTTGCAAGTATCGCAAAGAAAAATGCTGCTGCTCAATTGAAAGCAGAATTAAAGAATGCAGAGCTTACGGAAAGTATAAATAGTACAACGGATTCATTAAGAAAATTAAGTGCAGAATATGCAGCAGGCCATATTTCGATGCAAGATTACATGAATCAATCGAGTGCATTGAGGGAATCAATTTCTACATTATGTACGGATTTAGCAGACTCTTATACGAAATTGCACGAAACTCAGACACAATCCATTCTTCAATCTAACTACTTAGAAACACAGTCGTTTGAACAGATGGGAACAACCATGAAGGCACAATTGACTGATATTGCAGCACAGGCAGCGCAATCAGGTATTCAAATTCCACTTGGTATTCAAGAAGGAATTACAAACGGTACTGCAAATGCGGTAGAAGCAGCCAACTATATGGCTACTTTAATGAATATGAATCAACTTGTTGATGAAGCCGGTACGATTGGTGGCTCTATTCCTATGAGTGTAGCAAACGGAATCCTGGCGAATTGTGGAAGTATTTCAGAAGCTACTAACGCAATGAACAATTTAATCACTTTAGCAAACGCAGTAAAATCTGCTGGAATGAGTGGAGAACAAATTCCTACAGATGTTGCAACAGCAGTTGCGAATGGACAAATGTCTGTAAGTGATGCAGTAACAAAGATGATGTCAGATACAGATCCTAAAATTAAAAAAGCCGGAGAACAGATGAAAAAAGAATCTCAGAATTCGGTTACCGGTATTGCGGATGTATTTGCGAATGATGGTACAATATCATCGGCCGTTGGAAAAATGGGTGGAAAGATGGAAAAATCTTTGCAACCTCACTTGGACGGTATGGTTACAAGTTCTGCGAAAGCTTATTCAGATATTAAATCAAATATTAATAAAGCTCAAAGTTATGCAGACAGTCATCCTATCACGGTTACACATACAACTATAAAAAAGACAAGAGTTGTTGAAGGTGACAACAATAAAAAATATTTTCCACAATCTTTGTTTAATGCGGATAAACCTGTAGTTGACACGGATATTATGCCAATGGATGCAGATAAGATTGCTACATATTCTGATATCAGTCCGTATGCATCTGTTGCGAATGCTACAACAGCTATTATGGGTGGAACTACATCACGAAGCGTTGGAAGCGTAGGTAATATAAATTTGAGTGCAATCACAAATAGATTGGATCAAATGATTAATGCGATTGGAAATTGTGATCTAACAATCAATCTACAACCTATGCAATTGGATGGAAATGTTGTTACAGATACGGTTCAAGAAATTATATCAATTCGAGATATGTTGAAATCATGGGGAAATGGAGGTTCATAAAATGTATCATTTTAGATTTACACCTGAGAATAAACTGCGTTATACGCAAAATATTATGTATTTATTAAAGGTAAGCGAACGTCCTGTTATTCCTATGGCAGAAGAAATTGTAGAAACATCTACACTTGGTGACGGTACTACATCGTATCGTCATACAGGTGTATATCAAGATCGCAAAATTCCTGTTAAGTGCAACTTTGTTTTAAATAGCAAGAAAGAATATCTAGATCGTATCTATAAAATCCAACAATATTTCAATGGAAATAAAGGAATATTGGAGTTAACTAGTGATGATAGAGAACATTATTGGAAGGTAAAAAATGTAACGTTCGATATGGATTCTAGAGATTTTGGACGAGGAAGTGAATTTACAATCACATTTATTTGTGAACCTTACAGATACGTAAATAAGTATTCAAGGCCGTACGATATTGTAAGTGGAAAAAAGGTAGAACTTGCGAATTATTATGAAACAGCATATCCAATCTATCGTTTATATAACACTTCCATGAATGCGAAAAACATTACGATCAATTGTAATGGAAACAATTTTACAATCACAAATCCTTTTAACGGGACATCGGATATTTCGTATGTTGAAATCAATACAGAGAATTCTTATATGAAAACATACTATAAAAATGGAACGTATAAATATGACACATTGAAAACAAGTGGTTCGTTTGATGGACTTAAATTTAATTATGGTTCAAATAATGTATTGATCACAACGGATATTGGTGCTATTCGTGCAGAAATTATACGTAATTATAGGGAGAAATAAAGATGATTCATTTATTCTTTTCTAGAAAAAAAACAACATATGCACAAATGAAAGAACGTAATGGAGATGTAATTTTAAAACATTGTGTTAGTGCTAAAGCAGTGTTTGAAAGAAATTCTATTTGGTACGTAGAAATAGAATTTCCAAAAAGTGATTTGATGGGAATGGAAATCAGCGATGAATCCGTATTTAAAGTGGATATAAATTTTGAAGAACCACAGTTGTATAGAATTGTGTATCCAAAATACAACAAACAAAGAGATACATATACATGCTATGCAACACATGTGTTCTTTGATTCTCAAAAAGAAGTGTTTGTGTTTGATGATCGTACTATGAGTGGTACGTGGCAAGATGCAGTGAATACCGCAAATGATATTATCACAAATTCACGTCCCAATTATCCTTATAAAATCTATGGACATGGGGAATATGCAAATTATACAAATGTTAATGCAGAGAATGAAAAAATTGTTTATTTCCGAAATGTTCAGAATAGTGGGTATTGTTTGGATGTTCCAAACGCAAGTGAAGATGCATCTTTACAGTTACAGACGTATCAAAGAAACAGAACGTCCGCACAGACTTTCATGTTGAAAAAAGTAGGGTCAGACAAATATGGAGATATATATGGAATTTTATCTTTATGTTCATGTAGATGGCTTAAATTGGACTCAGGAAAGGTTGTGTTAGGCAGCCTATCTGAAAGTCCATCAGATAATTCTGAGAAATGGTGGTTCATTAACAATGGTTCTAGTTACGAGATTGCACCATATGGAAACATATATTATGGCATCTATCCTAGTTCAACGAGTATTGGCAATGGAAATAAAGTTATTGTTGCTGATAGAGGTACTGCCGAAGTTGGAAATGCGTGTAAATGGATGATTGAAGATGTGGATTCTACACAAACCGCATATTGGGTTCGATATAATCTGATCCAATGTTTGTTTGGCACAGAAGAAAATTCCATGATGAACAGATGGCCTGAATGTGAGGACAACCGATTTGTTGCGATGTTCGATAACTATGACTGTTATTTTGGAAATCCAGATAATTATCCTTCTAAATTGAAGCCAAACAATTTCTTTATCAGTAATAAAGAAATGTCTGAATACACAAAAAAGAAGTCAATGGAAAATGTAGTTACAGGAATCATACCGAAAGCGTACAATGGACGACTTCTACCGAATAACGAGATCGTTAAGGCTAGTAATTGGGATACGGATGAAATCCACAGAATTGATGTAAAAGAATATTCCGATATCAAATTGATGGCGGATGATTCACAAGCAAAGAAAACAACACTGGGCGTATTTACAAATGAAGCGAATTTTAGGAACTATCTTAGAATACAGGCAAAAAAATCTTTGGAGAAAGAACTGCAAGAGCCAAAAACAGAAACTTCTATTAAATTTGAAGAACTATTTTCATCTAATGTGCCTGATGCACAGATGTTAAAGTTAAATGATTCGATTTATGTAGAAACTGAGTTTGGAAAACGAGAAAGGTTTTATTTAAATAAATTGACCTATAACTTGATTACGGAACGTCCTGAAGATTTAGATCTTGTATTAGAAAGTGAGGTATAACATGGCGATTGTATATAGTCATTTAACTGTAAGTCTTACAAAAGAAAATTCTGATTTAACATTGGAAATGCTTCAAGGAGATACAGGACGAGGACTTATTGTGTTTGTGAGTGATGATGTGATTGTAGATGAACCTTCAGAAACTGACTCATCATTAACGGCTACTATGTGGATTGAAAAACCAAGTGGATTAAATGTAAGTGTGGATGCGACTAGTGTATCACGATTTGAAAACTCGAATGCATATGAAATTACATTTTCTGATACAGAAACGTTTGCAAATATTCTAGCAGAAGCAGGTATTGTAAGTGCTGAAATCGTATTGAGTTCAGATAATACATTTGTAACTTCATTCTCATTTAAAATTAAAGTTGTAAAGAATTTTGCGTTAGATAGTGGTATTGATTCAACAGAAGATTTTAAAAATCTGTTAGATGCGATTGCAAAGGCACAAACAACTATTAAAACATTGGAAGGATATCAAAAACAATTTGATGATCGATTAAAGCTTACTGTAAATGTACGTAGTGGAACTACAGATCCTACTGTACAAGATGGTGATAAGGCTGGGGATATCTATATCAAATACGAGGAGTAGTGTATGACTGTTTTAGCAACGTTAACCTATAATCCGTATTTAATACTTACGTTTGAATCTTACAACGAGAGATACGAAGGTTCGTATCCTGATTTAAAATTTAAAGCGGATGTAAGGTTTAAGTACACCGGAAACTTCAAAATCCAAGCAAACAATGTTGTTACTCTTGGAGGACTTTCTAAAACTATTTCAAGGTGGGATTTAAATTATATTCAGGATTCAGGATGGTATTATCTAGGAGAAATTAATGAACATATGTACTGCAATAGACAACGGTATTTTGAATGGAATGCGAGTTGTCAAGGATGGCCTAATTTATCAGGAAAAGCAACATTGACTACACCATTGATTGATTTACCATCATATGATGCATGGATATCAGGTGTTGGAAACAATGATATTTCAATTTTTGGAAAGTTGAAAACGAATCCATATAACTTATATACATTACGTTTATATTCTAATAAGGATGAACAATTTGTAAGTAATAATTTAAATGGAAATTATTCTTTTACTGGTCTTACTCAGAAAACAGAATATGAATTTCATGTAGAATCTTATATGGCAGACTGTAGCGGAAATAGATTGTCACAAACGGTATTAAAGGCCACTACATTGGAAAACTACGCTTCTGTATATGTAACTTATGTAGATTTTGAAATTATCAAAGGTAGTGGAAATACAGATGATGTGAAATTCACTGTACATACATCGGATGATGGACATGTTAAATCAGTAACATACAAAGATGGCTCAAGTCAAAACACAGTGGATTCTAGAGAATTTGAGCTATATTCTGTTCCAAAAAATACAGAAAGAACGATTCAAGTACTTGTTACAGATTCATTAGACAGAACATCTTCATGGGTGAACGTTAAATTCAATACAACGTTTACACATATGGAAGTGTGGAGGTTTGATGGAACAAGATGGAAACGTGGCTATTCATTAGCAGTTACACAGAATAGAAGTAATTATCAGTTATGTAGATTATTTGTTTTTGATGGATTGGAATGGAAAAAAGCAATTCTATATAAGTAGAAAGGAGCATATATGGAAATAAAAAATAAACAAATCACAATAAATAAAGGAGATACGATTATTACTGATGTTTCTTTTAATTTTAAAAGTGGAAATACGTTTATACCAGGAAATAATGACAAGGTTCAATTTGTAATTATAAACAACTCAAGAGTTGTTGAGTGTGTGGATATCAAAGAGGATTTGAAAATCAAATGTCCATCAGATGCTCTTACAGAAGGTACGTACAAATGGATGATCATTGTAGAAACAAATGGAATTCATGATACACCACTTTCAGGGACTTTAGTAGTTAGGAGTGTATAAAAATGGCAAAGTTAAATGCAACACTTAGTTTTGATTTAGATACATATGCAGGTGTAGGTAATGAAACGTTAGTTGTAGATGCAAAGACACGTGAAATATATATACCTGATCCTGAAAATGTATTTGGTGTTCAATATGATAAAGATTCTAAATATGTAAAATTTAAAGTTATGAATGTAGTATCGGAAGTATTTAAGATGGAAGATGCTTTCATTCGTATAAACTATAGAGATTCAAAAGGGATTGTTGGTTCATCTTTGGCTGTGGATAAGGTCACTTACTACGACACATGTGAATTCTCTTGGGTTGTTCCAAATAATGCGCTAAAGAATAAAGGAGATCTTTATTTCGTGGTTAGTGCGGTGATTGTAGATGATGACGGAGTGATTCAAAAACGTTGGGCAACAACACTTGCTAGAGTGGTTACTCCTGAAAGTATTTATGCAAAATCATCTTCATTAGATCAAAATGAACGAGATGAGATTGCAACTATGCTTTTACTGGTTTCAGAAGAATGCACAAATGCAGTAAATCAAATTAAAGATGCTAGAGACACAGGTATCACGAAAATAAATGGTATCAAGGATTCAGGAGTGCAAGAATTAAATGATTTAATTTCAAAATATGGAATTAGAGTTAATGATTTAAGTGTTCTTAAGTCTAGAGTAGATCAATTATTTAACTCCGGAAACTTGCCTGATGCCAATACTGAAATAACAGACATTCGTATTGGGTATGATGGAACAATTTATCCGACAGCTGGAAATGCTGTTAGGCAACAAATCGCAGATATTATGGATATGATTTTAGAAAATCATTTTTATACTTTATTACTTTTTGATAATGAAACAACTCTAGTTGATGAAAATCAAAACACACTTCTTGCAGACTGGAAATACAAAGTAGAATAGGAGAACAATATGTTAGGAAAACAATTTACAGATTTAACGAAAGCAAGTGTTTTAAAAGACAGTGATATCTTTGCAGTTCATGATGGAAATGGGTTAAAGAAATCAAGTATGGGTGATGTGACGGCGTATATGTCGGATAAGTTCAGTAACCCGAATTTGTTGATTAATCCCAATTTTAAGATAAATCAGAGAGGAAAAGCAGAGTATACAAGTGATGGGGTAGTAAGATATACAGTAGATAGATGGAGAAATTTATCTTTAAATGTAAATGCCGCTACAGACGGTATATCACTATCCGCAGACAGTCAAAATAATGACGGTGGATTTTTTGCACAGGAATTGGAAAGACCAATTGATTCAGAAACATTATTTACATTGAAGGTGGCTTCAGTGACTGGAAGTATTGTAGTTTCAGTTATGGACAGTGCATCTAATGGAAACAATTTAAACATTACAACGAGTGGGATTTATTCTATAGGCTTAGCAAGCCAAGCTAAAAAAGTAATTATACAAGTTACAAAAGGAAGCTCTTGTAAGATTGAG